TATGGGAGAGTTAGGACATGGAATGAGTCAGCCGCATGAAGTAGAAAGTTCAGTGTTAGAAACCGCCGACATTAGCGCACCTGGTGAAACCGCCGATACAATTGTGACTTCACCTAAGAGAACAACATAAGGAGGCATGAATGATACCTCTTATATTTGAAAAAGCAGGTAAATATAAATCCGGGAATAAAGTAATTGAAGTTACTGAACATGATGTCAAACATAAAAAAATAATTGGTGTTGATGGAAAAAACGCAAATAATTTTGTTAAGGTTGGAAAAGCTAGATTTGCAGATACAAAGCAAGAAAAACCAAAACAAGTAGAACAGAAAGAAACACCTAAAAAAGAAACTTCAAAAAAACCAGATGACAAAAAAGAATAATTAAAAAATGAAGGGGAAATATGTATAGCATTAGTCCAAACATAACAAAAATAATCTCCGTTAGTGATACACTTATAGTGTCAGTTCAGGAGTGCGGGCAATGGTTAAATCTTTCCCCTTCTGCTATTATTATGCAAAATGATCTTATCCAAAATTTAATAATAACAGTTACAGAAATTATCGAGAGATATACCTGGATTAGTTTAAGAAGAAAAACATTTGAGGCTTATTATAGTCTACCAAATGGATATTTTGGGTCTTTTATAAATGGTAATCTTAGGCTGGAACTGCAACGATCACCCATAATTGATATTACAGATGTGACTAAAATTGAGTATCTAGCTGATGATATATGGAATGAGTTTGATAGGGGAGCAATGACAATTGATGGATTATATGTAAAAACATCTGAAAAAATAGAACAAAGAGCATGGGCTAGTGTAAGGTTTCGAGAATGCGTGCCTTATGAAGACCGATGCAATGCATATAAGATAAGGATCACATTTAACGCAGGGTATGAACCAACTGAACTAGAAACAGCATATAAAATACCCTCGGTATTCAAAACAGCTATTAAAAAAATAGTAGCTTATCATTATACAAACAGAGGCGATTGCGAAAGCGCATGTAAATTGAACGGATTTCCAGTGCCATGTGATGTTAAAGGGATGCTGGATCAATTAAGCATAGCAAACACTATAATCGGAACAGAATACAACTCAATTGACGAAGGGTGTTGTTATGACTAGATGTACAAAAACTATATTTAGCAGGACAATATTATGCGCTGGTACTATGACAGATTATATTATGATAAAATCACGAGTCCAGCAAGGGTCTGGAGTTGACGAAACTGACATCAGTCATACATTTACAAACATAGCTAATTATATGGGATATTTGGAGGATAGAAATCCAGTACAACGATTTGATGGAATTGTGATTGGTGATAATGTAACACACATTATATATATTCCATATGAGCAGGAAGTGTATGAACTGGATAAAAATACTATATTTATAGAGGTAGAGAGTACAAGGAATAAATATTATAAACCATTAAGCATGATTGAATATAATGAACAATATTTAGCGTTTTATTGTATGGAAACAGGATTTACAGATTTAGTGGCGGCAGAGGGATGATAAAAGTAGTAAGAGGCAAACGATTTATTGATGAAATACAGTTTGGAAAACTAAAACAAATACACGATTTGAATATACGAAATGCTTTTGCAGAATATGGAAAGGATGTCAAGGGAAAGTTGTTTGAAACAATCACAACTGGATCAAGAACAGGCAGGGTATATAGATTTAGGGGAGCAGAGCATATAGCAAGTGCACCAGGAGAACCACCAGCAAACCGTGGCGGGAGACTAGCAGGAAGTTTTAAATATAAAACTAGACAAATTGAATTGATAATTTATAGTGGTCTAAATTATGCATTTTTTCTTGAGGAAGGAACTGTAAGAATGAAACCAAGATCATATTTTGAAAAAACAAACGTAGAAAATAGCTATAAACTATATAGGATGTTAAATGACCTACGCGCCTAAAAATATATTGTTACATCTAAAAAGATGGTTGCCACAATTTATAAATTCATTTACGGACGAAACTCCAGTAAGTGCCGAGATTGTAGCTGGTACACCACAAATATTAAGAGTAACACAGAATAATCACGGAAAACAAGCCGGGCAATCTGTATTATTCGCAGGAGCTTTGATTGATAACGGAATAAACTCTGTCAGTCTTGATAGCGGTATATTAACATTTACAACGAATGCGCCTCATGATTTAACAGTAGATTTTTCGACAGTAGAGTTAAGAGGATTTACAGACACTTCGTTTAATGTATGTTTTGAGTTGTCAGGAGTCCCAAGCAACGATACGTTTGAAATACTTAATGACACACTACCTATTTTGAATGGCAATGAAGTATTGAGAGAAAATTGGAGCATGGGGTTAAATGAAACATTTGTAATAGATTCAGCGACAACAAATACATATGATATATTGCTTACAGGGAAACCGGAGTTTGATATATTATCATTGCCACAAATAAATGTAATTAGCAATTTTAGAATGGGTATTGTTGACGACATAAAACGGCTAGAGGAAATATACACAAAAAATGCGCCTTTAAATTTCTGGTTATATGTGATCATGGAAGACGTAACGGCGAGTAAAGACAGAAATCTATTTAATGATGCAATTCGAGCAGACACAGCACAAACAGACCAGAGAATATTAAATCTGGGAAGGTTTTCTATAGTTGTTATAATACCGGTGACAGGACAAATAAGCGCTAAAGATGCTGTGAATATATGTTATGATGAAATATACACAGCTATGCTAAAGGCATTATCAGGAGAAACTTTTGCAGCTGAGGAAGCAACACAATACCTGGCTAATATGATTAGTCATGGCAGTGTTAGGTATAATCGGGCTTATTATGGTCATGGTTATGATTTTGAGCAGCCGTTTGAAGTTGACCAAACAGATACGTTTAGAACATGGGGAAGTCAATCACGTGCGTGGAGACGTGTTGAAATAAGTTTTGCAGAATTACAAGATGGAAGTTATATGAATCTGGAGGGATAAAATGAAATATGAAGTTATTAAAAAAACTGGCAGTTTAAGGCTGGGGCAAATAGTTAATGACAAAGACCCGTATGTTAGACGAAAAATACAGGAGGGTGGATGCCTTAAACCTTTAGAAAAAACTGAAAAAAAGATGGATAAAACAAGCTATGAGAATAAAGCAATTGACAGCAAGTCATATGACAATAAGTCAGTTGAACATAAAAAAGACGAAAAGAAAGGAGATAACTAATGAGTGTTACATCATTACCACGAGTTACAGCACAATTACTAGCAGCAGCTGGTATAGTCGGAGCTGAACCCTGGAGAATTTTATTAGTAGGACAGATAGGAACAGGCGGCACAGCGACATCCGGGCAGTATTATGCAGACGTTGAGAGCCTGACTAATACACAAATTGAAACATTGTTTGGACCGGCTAGTGAACTTACAGGCAGGATAAAAAAAGCACGGGCGGTAATACTTGGCAGAAGTGCCATAGGGGTTATAGCGCTTGATGAATCTGGCACCGCTACGAATGCCACACTTGATATAGTAGTAACAGGAGCAGCCACAGAAGATGGGATATTGACATTTAAAGCCATTGATGCAGACGAATACACATTTAATGTAAGTGTAACAAATACGGATGCAGCAGCAACAGTAGCGGCAAACATTAAAACAGCCTATGATGCACTTGTAGGAATACCGGCAACATCCGGAGCAGTAGCAGTTGCCACATTGCCGTTGACAGCCACAGACGGTGGAACTATCCCAAACAAATTTACCGTAAAATGTATTACTGAGGTTGCAGGTCTTACAGTCACAGCAGGACAGTTTAGCGGAGGCACTAATGATCCGGTAACCACAACCATATTTGACAATGTAACATCAATCAGATTTCATGCAATAAGCTGGCCATGGGAAAATGATTTTTCAGAGCTAGAGGATTTTCTTGAAGCAAGAAACGTGATTAATAATGAGTTTTTACACGGTGTAGGATTTATCGGATATGATGACACAGAGGCTAATATAAGTACTAAGGTAAACGGCGGAACACCTTTAAACAGCCCCAATTTAATTTATTTGGGTAATAGAGAAGTTTCTAGCGAAGCTGTTATAGTAACACCTCCTGATTGGAGAGCAGCCGAGTTTATTGCAATAGAGGCCATGAGACAGACAGACGGAGTGCCAATTGCGCAATATGTCACTACGTCAGCTCCGAGAGATGTTGTAGGTAATGCAGGTCTTGCTTCTCTGGCATATTACAACACACCACTGGCATTAACCGATATAGCTGATCCTAATTTGTTATTCACGGGGCAGGAACAGGTAAATCTAAAAAATGATGGTTACACAATAGTAGGTGTTAATAGCAGCAAAACCTCGGCAATTATGGGAGAGGTTGTAACAACCTATAAGTTTGACACGCTTGGTAATCCTGATCC